CCCAAGAGGCCGGGTACAAAGACGGTCGTACCATCCAGAAGTGTGCGCATGTCCGATTACCAATCGACGGCAAGGTTGTGTACCAAACCATCCTCCACGATCACCGCGTCACGAGAGTCGACCATGATATGACACAGTCGCTCAACATCGGTGAGACCAATATCGTACCTCCAACCATAGACATCACGCTCGTCGTCCTCGCTGAGGAACACGTCAGGATGACGAGCGGCTTGCAACAATTTCCGGATGTTGTCCACACGAGTACGAGTCCACCAAGAAAGATCACTGAGAACCAGTTGATCTTCAGGCACGTCGATGGAATCGTAAAGGCGCAGGAACGCCTCAGCCACGGTGCGCGATCGTCGAAATTCATAAGCGTAACCTGCAGCCTTGGCCTTGATGTAGGCGTCGTCTGACAGCGAAGTGTTACGGTTCGAACGCGCGTTGAAACGGGCGAGGGCTTTACCGAAAAGGGGAACCATGCAGGGTGTGTTAGTGTCTATGCTGAAGAACCGGGATAAAAAGGTCAACTGGGCGTGCAGCGCCACCACCTTGGCCTTGAGGCGCATTCCGTTAGATGCGCACAATTCCTGCCAGGTGGTGGTTTTGAAGCTGCCCCAAACCGCCGCACCAATGTCGTCCCCCAACACCAAGGCCCGCGCCCTGGGCACGCGCATTGTCATGCACGCGTGGTGGAAAAGACTGGCGTTCCATATGGTGTTGCGGAAGGTGCCGTTGGTGGCGCCAGAATCCAGCATGTTGCGGACCTGTGCCCAGAGACCGTAATCTCGGTTGATGTACATTTTGGTATTAAGGGAGGTAAGTAAGTCACAGTACCATTGTGGGGCGCCGAGCCGGTGTGACCAATCTCGCGTGAGCTCCATCGCGTACCTAATCTGGTCGCGATCATTGGCACTGAAGTCCCCCTCCACAAAGACGGGCGCGTCGCAGTTTATGAACTCTGCGAGTTGCAAGTCATCTTTTGCATAGGCCATGCAAAAGCGGATGGGACCGGAGTGCTCATCAAGAGCCAAAGCCAAACGTTTATTGAGCGTGTCCTGAACAGGACCCGTGATGACGTTATATTCAGGCGACCCTACGGCGATGGCACGAGGGGCCCAAGTCGGATCATTCCACTTGAGCAAAACCTCGGCTTTGACCATAAGTTCCTTTGTCGCCAGAAGGCTAAGGGATGCGTCTTGCACACGACTGAAGGCCTCAAGCATGGAGGCCTGTTTTGTCGGAGACTGCTTGACATGCCAGCTCGAGAAGACCTCGTGGCAGTACTCAAAAGGTGCAAAGTTGACGCATACCTCACGCATGAGAGATTGGGAGTGGCGCACAAATTCAGGCGTCGGCGTGGCGTCGGTCACATGGTTCATTCGCTTACCAAAGCAGGCAAGCAAAGAGTCCATGTCCGATCCGACCACAACCGGCGGGCAAAGACCAAAAATTGGCCCCAGCTGGCACTCGGGCACCTCCGCCACCTTGTAGTGACGGTCGGTCTCGAGTAGGACCATAGGGACGACAGGAACCAGTTCGCGCACGGGTATAAGGCGAAGTTGACGGTCAACAGGCAGATCACGTTCAATCTCACCGCGGTCCAAGCGGGGGATTGAGAATCTGACTGCGAGCTTCTTCCGTGCAATGCGATGGGGTTGTCGAACCAGGCTGGCTGAATGAGGCAGTGTGAATGCGAAGGTGACG